GAAGGAACCTGAAGTAGTAATACCAGTTGAATCAAATTTAGATTTAAATTCATTATCACTGTAAAAATTCAATGTATAACCACTTAAACTTGGATGTGACATTCCAATTGATACTGTGTTACCTTTTATTATTTCTATTGATGGATTTACCTTAGATAATTCATGAGTTCCTGCACCATTATCAGTAAATATTATATTTTCATATGGAAATGCTTTTTTAGATCCGTAAAAACTATTTGATAATCTTATAGTATCCTTATCTATTTTTATAACGTGATAAACACCATTATTAACTAATGGATCTAGTAAGTCTGCAGCATTTGAACCAACATATACCACTGAGTCACCGCTTTCAAAATCATGATTTGAAATTGTTATTGTAGATACTGTAGCACCAACTCCAACAGCAGATGGTGCAAATGATACTGGATCAACAACTAATCTTTTTGCTATTGGATTATATTTGAATAAAAATTCTTGAGTTTTGTTTGGAGAAATATTTAATTTGAAATTATCGCCAAGACTTAATAAATGTCTATCATCTGTAACAAGAGTAGCAGCAGTTTTAACCGCTTTTCCAATAACATCATCTGTTATCTTTTCAATTTTATGATTACTGCCAGTAGATTGGTCAGTAAAGAAAATTAAGTCGGTGCTGAATCCTACCACATTTGTGGTTGATAATCCAATAAAGTCATTATTAAATTTTACACATATTAAAGGATCAATAGTACTTAAATCAAATGGATTTGCTAAACTGGCATCTAAACTCGATTTTACAATACCACCATCAAACGAAGTTACTTTTAGTCTATCTCCTGTTTTAAATTTATGTCCAGGAAGACGAATCGAATTGGGGTTTATTGAATCTATTGTAGCAGTGCTTGATCCAGTTCCAACTGTAAAACCTGTAACTATATTATTAGCAGTGCTACCAATACCAACAGATCGATTATATGCAACACCTTCAAGAGTTATAAAAGATGCATCAAAAAATTCAATCTCTTTAGGTTCTATATTTTTGTTTTCTAATTTTTCTTCTACATCAAAAGTAAATACTTTTGTTAATTTATCAACTTCGGAATTGACAGAGTGAGCAGACTCTACTCCATTATGTTTTCTAACAACATTATACTTATTGTTTAGATGATCAACTAAAGTAATTAACAATTCTTCATTTCCAATTTTAATAATATCATTTCGTGTAAATTTTCTGGAAATAGTTGGTTCTTGTAATCTCACAGAAGTATTGATTCCAGTTGCAGCAGTATTTCCTATCGCAACGGATAAAGTTGTTGTAGAAGTATCAACTCCAACAGTTCTAAATCCTTCTATATTTTTATATACAGATGATGATATTCCTGATATTTCAACTATGTCAAAATCTTTATAATTATGAGGAACAGTACTAAATGCTGTAACTTTGTTATCTTTGAATGTGAATGTTAAATTATTTTGATTTACCTCAGTGGTTGCAACGGAAACAACAGTTTTTCCAAAAACATCCTTAATTTTAGCACTGGCAGCACTAGAATCAAAATTAACTAATTCATTAACTTTATAATTATCACCTGATTCTAAAACTTTAACAGTTGTTATTCCAGATTTAGTTATAGAGTCAATTTCAAGTACAACTTTTGAATCAGTAGCAGTTTCTAAAAATGGATAATTTCTAAATTTTTCTTTGACACCTAATGGTGTAATGTTTCTTTTATATAAACCACTATTTAAAGTTAAATCATCTTGTTTATTAAAAATACTATAATTAAAAGAGTCAGTAGCATCTTTATGATTAAATGTGATATATGGGAAGGTAGGAAATTTTGTTGCACTATCTACTGTAGCAAAATAGGCATAAGTTCCATTCGGAAAATCTTGATTAACAATAAATCTACCATTATGTTGATCTAAATCTCCATCACCCTTGTAAATGTAGTCATCTACTAGTTTTCCTTGACTAAAACCAGAAGGTCTTAAATCCGAACTAATTTGAGGAGTTATAAGTTTATAACTAGACTTTAATCTTTTTAATCCACCTGCTCCTGATGAATCTGGAATTGCTTTTGCATTACCTATAGATCCATAAATTGGATTTCCATCATATGCCCATCCTAAAATCTTAGAGTGTGCAGATCCACTATCACCAGGATCTAATTCTTGTAAGGTGCTTGAATCTAAATTATCGTTTAATAATTCTCTAATTTTCTTTGGAGGGTAAAAAGAACATAGTTTATTTGCTTTTGCTTTAGTTTCTGATTTAATTTGTACTGTATCTCTATACGTTTCCCTATTAGTTCCTGATAATAACCAGTCATATCTTTCAACATTATTTAATTGCCATCTATGTAATTCAGATCCTAATATACAACCAGAACCAAAAGGAACTGCAGTGACAGAAGTTTCACCAATGACTGCTGAATAACCTTTTCCTTTATTCAATATTTCAATAGAAGTTATAGCACCACCAGAAACACTTGCTCTTAATTTTGCAAACTTTCCAGAACCTCCAACTACGATTTCTGGTGCTGTTGTATAATTAGTTCCACCCTCAACTATGACAACATCACTTACTTCTCCTAATGCATTAACAACAGGAGACAATTCAGCATTTTTACCAGTTTCTACAATTATTGATGGAGTTCTTATAAAATTGACAATATTTGTTACACCATATCCAACACCACCAGATTCCATAAAGACATTACATATTTTTCCTTTAACAACTGGATCTGCTGTTGCGGTGTAGTATGATGGGGAAACGGTACTTCCCAATCCAGTTGGTCCACTAATTGTAACTATAATATCTGGATAATTAAAAGTATGATTACCAACACCTAAACTTGTTATATCAATATAAACTTTATTGTCAAAATTTGTTTGATTTGTACTTAATTTAAATTTATTATTATCTACAACTGTTACAATATAATTTGTAGAATTAGTTAGACCACCTATAGCAGTATTAGATGTTGTATATTTTATTTCATCATTATTTTTAAAATTATGGTTTTTAGCGTAAATGCAGTTATCAGCAGTGCTAATACCAATGAAAGTTTTAAATATATCCTCTTGTTTTTCTGGAGGATACTTTGTACTTGTTATAGTAACTTTATTGTTCTTAAATCCATGACCACCACTGGTTACAGCGATATCTGCAACTCTACTTCTGTTTCTTTTTGCAGTAAATGTATGTGTATTATTACCAAATGCTAAAAAGTCAACTGTATTAATTCCTGCAAGAGCATTTTCCTTAGTCATGTGAATTTTAAACGCTCTATCATCACCAGGAAAATGAGATATAAAGTAATTACCACCACTTGACAATCTACTGGTTGAAAAACCAATATTTGTTGCACCAACACCAATAGGAGTTCCATTAGCAGTATAAACTACTTCTTCTCCATCTAAAAATCTATGATCCTCATCTAAAGTAATTTTATTATTAGTTAAATCAACTTTTTTATCATTAAATGATACAGAATGTTTAAATGCTTCCATTCTAATTTTAGTTTCTGCACCTGTTCCATTTCCACCAGTTACAGTTACTGATGGAGTTCCTAGATAATCAAAACCTTTATTAGTTAAAATTATTTCTTGTATTTGACCTTCATCAACATGAACATTTGCAACTGCTGAACTTCCAAAAGAATCTGCAATAGAAACATTAGGTGGATTTACAGCACTATACCCATTTCCTTTATCTAAAACAACAATATTATCAATTTGACCATAAAATACTGAATCATCAGATATTGGAGAATGATATTCAATTCCATTTAAACTTAATCCTATTGGACCTGTAATATTTTGATTTCCTTGACTATTTTCTGGATTTTTACGAATTCTTCTAAAATTATTTTGATTTTGTAATTTTGTTATCGTATCACCAACTGGAATAGATGGTGTAATTTTATGAACATCAGTATTGCTTGTACCTGTTATCTCTATGGTATTATCTAAGTATAAATTTTGAGCGTTTAATGCTAATTTAATAGTATTTGGGTCTACTACCTTTACAAAATATGTTCCAGTTGCAATTCCAACAATTCCACTATTGTTTGATTGTGGTTGATAATATATTTTCTCTCCATTTAAGAACTGATGTGAAAGTATGTTTATTTTGTTATCAGATACATTATTTGATTGAAAAGTTACGGATCTATCTGTAGATTGAATTGAACTATCAGAAGGATAACCAGAAAAAGCAACATAAGTATTATCATCTCTGTCTATAAATGTGTTTTGAATATCAGAAACTAAAAATCCAAGGTCAAGATTTGATGATGTAAACTTTAACCTCTTTTTAATACTTAAAATCCCCATACTTGGATTAATACTAGTTCCAACATAACTAAATTGTGTATCAGACGGTGTGGAAGATATTTCTACATTAGAAATTAAAACGCTTTTTGTTTCTCTATCCAAAATATCAATTCTATCACCACTATGTAAAAAATGATTGTCTAAAGTTTCAATTGTATTAGTTACTGTTGTTGGTTGTACAATATCAAGGTAAGAAACATTATTATAGAACCATGTATTGAATTTTTTATCATCAAGTTTTGTTTTTTCTCCAAGATATTTTAATTTTATTTCATCTTTTTCTCTAAAAAACTTTGTTTTTTCAAAATTAGTGGAAATATTGGATATTGCACCCATGACACGCATTTTACAAACTTTTGTTGTGTCATTGTTCTCATATCCAAAAATAAAAACATTATCTATGATTGGTGTTCCTTCAGATAATGTAATTGTTGCATTAGTGTCAAAAAATTGATTATCTGATTTTGATCCATATGTTACTGGAACATAAGAACCTGATGAACTTAAATATTGAAATCCATTTTCAGTTGTAAATCCTACTGTTGAATCTACAGTAATGACTGAAGTTGTATTAGCAGTTCCAACAACTTGAGTTTTGTTATTTACCTTAAAAGTTCCCTCCATTGAACCTTTGGATAATGAAATTCGATGATATTTTTTACTTCCTAAAAATATTTCCTCTACATTACTTACTGCACCTGTAGCAGTTGGAGTAGTAACTGATTCTTGAAAGATAACTGTTTGCTTTAGATTGATTGGATCACCTTCAAGAACCTCAACCATCAACTGATCTGCTACAATCCACTCTGCATCAGAAGAAGTGATAGTATTATCAAATGGTTTTAATATAGTTACACTTTTTCCAAATAATACTTGAAATAATATATCAAGTGCAGTATCAGTTCCTTTTGAAGTATAAAAATCCTTTGCTCTTGATAGAATATTTTCTACTGAAAGACCTGACATGAAATTTCTATTTTCAACACCAGGTAAATAGTTTGCTTTAAACTTTTCGTAGAATTTAACTAAGAATATATGACTTAAATTTGAAACAATCGAACCATTAGCATGCTCATCAGCTTCTGTAGAACTAAATGTTAAGAATTCTGGGTTTCCATTTTTTTCTAATGCAGATATTGCACTAAAACCACGAACACAGCCAATGAATGATGTAGCGGTCTTTCCTGTATAAGTGATGATTTCATTATTAATCTTAAGAATTCCGTAACTGTTTGGAAAACCAAGAGTATTGCTGACATTAATGATATCATCAAATGATAAAACCTCTTCAGTCAATTGAACTGGTACTAATGCCTGATATCCAACAATATTGAGATCAATAAAATTAGAAATATTTTTTACATCAGTAATATTCTCTGCAAGATCAATATTTCCATATTCATGTTCTTGTGAAATGTAATATTGATTTAAAAATTCTTTAAATAATGGATTTTCTTCGTGAATAAAATCTGGAATCTGACTATCCAGAATATGAGAGATTTTTACTTTTGTATCTGCCATTTCTTATCTGGTAAACCTTTTGGTATTAACGAAACTTGAAGGTGGTGTATATGATGAACCTGATCTGTCTGATCCAGAAGACACTAAATCTTCTAAAAGTGTTAATTTACTTCCACTAGTAGTATCTAGCACAATATAAAGGTTCTGTTTTGCAATAATATCATTTGATTCTGGTATCACTTCAATTTCAATTTTATTTGCAACACTAGAAGATGAAATATTAATTGCAAATAGAATAATTTCACCTTTTACATAATCTACAGTACCTGCATTATTGTTAATGAAGTTAGGAACGTCGTCAACAAGAGTAAAGAATCTAACAACACCTGTTAATCCATCAGAATTTGGTAAATCTGTTAAAAACACATCACCATCAACTCCTGCAATTTTAAACGAGGTAGATCTTATGTTAAACCCTTCTAGATCTGCATGAAAACGATTTGAATAGCATAATTCATAGTTTGCTAATTGTCCGTATGCAGGACTTAAATCTCTTCTCATCTTAATAACAGTTATGTTTGATGTAATCGCAGTATCAACTTTATCAATTGTAGACAATAACTTACTATACTTAAGTCTACCACCAAATGAATTGATATCTGATGATTTAGAGTAAGTTTCGATTGATTTAAATATACGAGATGAAAGATTCTCTTTAGTTGTTACTAATCCTGGATTATAAGATACTGTAGAGTCATATTCAACGTACAAGAACTTCATGTCAATAAACTCTTGCTGTATTCCAGCAACTGTATACTGCTTCAATCCTGCCTTAATTGCAGACTTTGCAGTATCTGATAATATTTCACCTGTTTTGGGTTTGACTGTGATAAAAACCTTACCATATTGTGGTGGATCTAATTCCTCACCTCCATATGCACTTACAGAATCAATATTTGGATAAACTGAAGGAACTAGACTAATGTAATCATTTGCAGTAACTGCACGATATTGGGACGCATACACCCTTGGAGCAAGGTATTTGACATTATCAACTGCTTCTATACTATCACCGTTCTCAGACGCTTGTGGAACTGTTAGAAGAGATATATTTTGTGTAACTGCTGTATCGACTATTGTATCTCCATTCCTTCTTGGGTAACTTAAGTTCCCTGAGAAGTTAAAATTAGCTGCACCGTTACCATCTGTGCCATTAGTGACAATATAAGAAACTTTAATAGTGCTACCATTTGGCGGTTTTTTGCCAAGTACCCCATCACCGAAGAGAATTTGATACTTTTCATCATTTACCTCCTGTATAAGGAATAATCTAGACTCTGAATTAACTTGGAATATATTTTCGTATGCATTATACACTTCAACTGTTCCTGTATCACCATCAGTGACTGAAACTCGAATAGTTGTCGTGTCTATATTTGTATTTGGTAGTATATATTTTGCATCTAACTGTCCAGTATTGACTATAAACTCTTTTGTAAGGTAATTTCCTTCAAATATCTCTATATTTTCAAAAGATGCGATTCCATTAGTTGCAGGACTGACTGTAATCTTCTCTGGTATTGAAAATCTAAAAGATCCATTCTGAATATTACCTATTGCAACAAGTCCTGCGTTCAATGTAACGTATCTTGCAGCGAGTGATGATACATCAACAGTAAAACTTATCTTTGCAACTGCTGATCTTCTCGATCTAGGCACATATCCAATGTTTCTTGCAAGTGATACGACGTTTTCCCTTACTGTTGCACTATCAATGAACGCTTCATTGACCGCCATATTGGTATTATAAGCAGTAATATAGGAATTATACGCTAAATTATCAATTAATACAGAAAAATTAGATCCCTCGAAGTCAAAATCGGTAAAATTCGAGTTTGATCTCAAATAATCCTTAATTTGAGTGCGTAAATCTTGGAAATCTAAGTTTGTAAACTGATTAAATGCCATTATACCCTTGTCGGTTGTAGTAAGAACTCTATATTTTGACTCGCAATCGGTAATCCAACTATATTATAATCAACTTGAACACTCATTTCATTAGAATCTTGATTTGCAGTCACGTATACACTATTTAAGTCAATTCGAGGCTCATAATTTTTTAACAATGTGCTAATTTCTTCTTCCAACGCTGTTTCAAGACCAGAATCCATGTTTTCAAAGAGAGAATCAGCAATTGATGTACCTAACAAATCATTAAAAAACCTCTCATTAATCCGAGTTCGAGTGAGATTAATGACAGATTTCTTAATTGCGTCTTCATTTCTCAAAACAGTCACATCATTTGTAACTGGATGCTTCTTAAAAGACAAACTTATGTCCTTAAATGCACGAGAAATCTTAGTCGTATAGGTTGACATCCAAAATTGTAGTATCCTTACTTATATCTATAAGCGTTTTGTCAACTTTATTTGATTTCTTAGGTATCTTATCATCATTTGTTACTTCACGAAGCAACTTTTGGTACTGATCATTGGCAAGATTGTCTAAAAAATCGTGTTGAAACTCCATTTTCGCCCTTTTTTCTTTATTTAGTAGTCGAAAGCGGTGTTTCCTGCTCCAATATTAGGGTCTGCTTCAACATTTATATTCAAATCGTTCCTTTCTTTTGCTGTTTTCCAAAAATAATTCTCATCATTACCTAAACCATC